TAGCGATTGTCCGTAGTCCTCGTAGTGACCAAGGCCCAAAACTTCTTGTTCATTGTTGATCGTTATTTTATTAAACTTTTTCATTCTGTAACCTCCCTTTGTCCACATCATACGACAAAAGGATGGTATTTACTACTCAGCATTAGACAACAGTTAGTTGAGTATGCCATTATCTCGTAACCAAACAAAATAAAGTTTAAGTGCTTCTACATCTGTAGCATTTATCATTTCTTCCGCTGTTTCTAGGTGTCCGAAATGTTTATTAAGAAAATCTATAGATATGGCACCTTCTATCCACACTCCATCACTCGTTCTTCCGGCGTAAGGATTGATCGATTGCCCAGGATCTTCTGTTTCTTCTAGAAAATCGTAAAAGTCAGTCAAGATAATTACCCTCCATTTCCAGATGCCATAAATTGCGTTATCGTTAAGCCTTCCAAAACCGCTAGTTCATCACTGTTATTTAAAACTCGGAATCGTCCTCTTGGCGCGTTCAAGGTAACGGAACCACTACCTCGATAGTCATTGCTTTTTTTAATAACAATCGCTTCACCTGAGGTTTCTATGAATGATATGCTTTTTCCCGCAGACTCTAACCTGACTTCAAAATCTATTCTAGGTCCTGAGAATTCAAAACGAATACCTACTCCGATTCTCGTTCCTTGAAAAGTTAAAATCGGGGTATCAACAGTACTTCCGGGAGCTAATTCTACCCCAATTAAATAATCGTTCGCGACTATACTCCCAGTTACTTGAGTAGGCAATGGATTCTGCTCACTTGTGACAACCCAATCTTGTAGTTCGTGATTCCATATTTGTGGTAGAATAACAGGAGTCATTATACCTTGAACTTCTAGCCATTGTTTTTTCATTGGTTTTGTTTCGTATGGCATCGTATCAACTCCTACTTATATTTTTCTCTTAATCTAACTTCGCCAGTGAATGTGTCCGGTGGATTAATCTCCAAAGTGCTATATCCTTTAGGCAGCTTAAAAAACTCTGCCCCAAAATCTTTTAGCATCATGGCATCCTCACCGTTAATTAATATCTCTTCTAATGCATGGTCAAAAAGAACAGTGTCACCTACATCTAAAATGTAAGGCGTTTGATTTACTGTAATTTGTTTTAGCTCAAACACTTCTAGGTTATTCATTCGTAATCTGTTCGGCACTGCTCTGTCCTGGTAGTTACCGATAAATACCTCAACATATTTTAATTTACCACCATAGAGATTCGCTCTATCTCTGAATGTGCTTGTCAAAGTCACTTGATGCCTGTTGTTTCTCCAACGTCCCACATAAAAGGTGTAGAGATTACCTACACGCTTTACAGACATATGCATCAATGTTGTTGTACCTAAGTTGTCTTGGATATAGTTGTGCTTACCGATTGCATAGCCATTTGTAGGGCCAGCACCCCGATAAGGACCGACTCGTCCTAATGCAGCACGTCTGTTTTTAGTCCTACTATTATCCTTAATTCCAATCTTACCCAGCATGTTCATTGCCTCATCTAGAAAGTAAACTTCGATTCTAAAGTTATCTAGATCACGTAGCGATATAATGTCAAAATTTGTTTTAATCTCAAAATCTTGTATTGCAGTAGGGATTGGTTTTATAATAGCTGGACCATGCATACGAGGACCAGCACCACCATAAGTTCCAGCGCGAATACCAGCGCCATCAGAACTCATTGTTCCAGTAATATCGTTAAAATAATCATCAACCTTTAAGCCTGTATCACTCCAACCGTCTAAAGAAGTACCATCCTCATGTAGCACTCTAGGACTTGCATCGACAACCTCGTCATGCCCTTCTTCTTCCAATGGATAGCCCAGCAAGTTATATTCGTCATTCGGATTGCTAACCATGGCAAATGTAGCTTTCTTAGTTGCTGTTAACTCTATAATTGGATCAGCCGGTTCGTTTCCTTCGTTGTTGATTAGTGTAGGTCCGTCTATTGTGACTGTTTTTTCTTCTTCGGAGTATTTGATAGGATCAGAACAAATAAACGTTATCGTTCCGATCAAGTCGTTTGAATCCTCTTCTGGTATTTCTAACTCACTAAGTGTTGCGTAGTAAATTACGTCTTCATCCGTAAATTCAAGAACTTCTTTTGAACCACTAAGCAAGTGATTCAACTGATTACAACGACTTCTAAATCCTTCGTTTGTCCTATCTTGAATTTTATACTTAACTTCAATTTCTCTTATGTCCATCATCGCTCGACTTTCTTCTACAGCGCCATGGAGGCCAGGGATGCTTGTTACGTTAATCTGCTGGACCGTATTGCTTCGACCGCTTACCGTTAATGTTTGAAAGCTTCCGCTATCGTCAGTAAGTTCCTCGTCCAGGTTTATATATTTGAATGCAGTTGTTATCGACAGCGGAGCGTTGTTTGGCGCCTCTATCGTATCAACAAATCCGTACATACATTCACCCCTTTCTTTATTAGTTTATTAACTACCGCTGAACCTTCTTTTCATGGTCAAATCTCTGTTCTGCATGACTGTTATATCCTCGTAAGTTCCTTCCGCTATCGCTTTGCCATCCAAATCTACAATGGATTGAACATAGATAGGTCTACCGCCTAAATTAGCGCTATTAGCATGCCTATCATTGACTCTAGGATTAGCAAATTTTGAACCAATAACAATACCTGGTTCAGTTGCGCCCCTTACTGCATCCATCATGTTGTGCATTGCTCCAATCGCTGTGGCTTGACCTCTTTTAATACTATCCGCAATAGTCCCACCAAAGTTAAGCTGATGCAGGTCTGTCAATGGACCATCCTTAGCTGGGGAGAATGGTAAAAGGTTTCTTACCTTGCCCATTAAATCTTTGGCAGCTCCTGTTACCTTACTTGCAGCACCTTTAATGCCGTCCGCAATCATACTTACAATCTTGCCACCTGCGTTTTTAAAACTAGACCCCATGTTTGTAACAACATTTAGCGCACCCGTGATTCCGTTAGATACAGCACTCCGCACTCCACTCATTGCTCCAGTTACTATTCCCTTCAACGAATTGAAGATGCTTGATATCGTACTTCTAATCCCATTTACAACGGATGATATTGTAGATCTAATGCCATTCCATACACTTGAAATTGTTGAACGCACTGAGTTCATTACTCCGGTTATCGTTGATCGTATAGCGTTAAAAACACTTGAAATCGTACTTCTGACGCCATTTACAACCGATGAAATAGTAGATCGTATTCCATTCCAAATACTGGTGATAGTAGATCTCACAGAGTTCATAACACTTGAAATGACTGAACGTACTGCATTAAATACAGTGGTGACAACGCTTCTAACGTTATTTACAGCGGTTGTAATTACATTTTTAATCGTATTCCAAACCGACGACACTGTACTAGAAACCTTCCCAAGAATGCTGCTAATTGTACTAAATATACTTGCAAAAACACTTTTGATAGTACCCCATATGTCTCCAAGTGTATTTGATAGAAATGAATCTATCGCATTCCATATATTTTCAAGTAAGTTTTGGGCGTTTTCCATCTGCGACTGTATCGCATCTTTCATGCCCTCAAAATCACCAGTCACTAGCGCTAATATGAAATCTAGTGCATTAGAGAATGTTTCTGTTATATATTCCCACACGGCGGATATTATTTCGCCGATCATTTCAAAATAGCCTGTAATTGTTTCGTAGATTGTAGTAAATGCCTCAACAATGCCCTCAACAATATTCATCACAATTTCAATTAACCAGTCGAACATATTGTGGAACCATTCTACTATCGCATTTACCATGTCCGGTATAATTGAGTTACCAACTAATGTCATATACAGTCCGTGAAAGAAATTAATAATTCCCATTACCAATCCTTCAAGTAGTCTGTAAATAGTCATAACCAGTCCGGCTAGGAAATCCAAAACTCCTTGCAATGCGTTTTTAAAGTGGTCAAATGCCCCTACAAAATCCCCTTGGAATAGCGCAATAATTCCAGCCGCTAGGTTTGTTATTACTGAAATTGCCGCTGTAATCATTCCAACAAGCGGACCTAATGCATTTATTACCGCATTCACAATTGAAATAGTTAATCCAAATGAAGTAACCACCACTCCACCTAGAACTGCTCCAACTGCTACAAGAACAGGCTTCAATCCATCCCATGCGCTTTTGAGTGATTCAATTGCCGGTTGCATAGATGATTTCAAGTTTGATACAGAATCCTTTAAATTATCAAACAAAGGCTTGAAGTTACTAAAAATATCAGCCATTTTACTTTTAACGGTTTCCCAGTTTTGGTATAGATAGATTCCTGCCGCAACTAAACCTGCAATTGCAGCTACGACTATCGCAATAGGGCCTGCAAATGTCACTAGTGCCACCTTGACAAGTCCGAACACTGCCGCAACATGTCCGAAACCAGCCACAACCATAGGCAGCATACCTACGAGTATCAAAAATGCCCCACCTACGGTTAATACAACCGCTGAGATAGCTGCAATTATTGCAATTGCTTTTTTCATTGGTTCACTTAAACCAATAAAACCATCAGCCATTTTTTGAAGAAATTGTGTAGCCATTTTTACATAAGGTAATAATGCATCACCAATTGAAATCGCAATATCTTCAATAGCCGAACCTAGATTTTCCAATGCGCCTTGAAGGTTGTCTTTCATTTCGTCCCGCATCTCTTGTAGTGCACCTTTTGAATTTTCGATGTCGCCTTTTAGCTCGTCATACTCATTACCTAAACCTTGTAACATCTTTGTGAATGATTTCCCGTGGTTTAGTCCTGCCAATTGTTGAGTGTAGTGTGCCTTTTCTTTGTCGGTCATGCCTTCCATTTCAACTTGAATATCCTTCATGACAGTTTCCATACCTCTAAAGTTTCCGTCGGCGTCGTATGCACTAACTCCCATTTCTTCCAATGCGTCAGCTGCCGGACCTGTCGATTGACCTATCCTTGTCATGATTGCGTTTAGCGCCGTACCTGCTTCGCTACCTTTCGTACCTCTGTTTGCAAGTATCCCGAGGAATGCGTTCGCTTCTTCCAACGGAACATTAAATCTTTCAAAAGTACCTCCAGCTACTACGAACGCTTCCATGAGTGCATCAATATCTGTGTTTGACTTACGTGATGTTTGGGCCACTTTGTCAAGGTATCCCTCTAAATCCTTCGTCTCTATTCCTAGTGCTGACATAGAGTCGGTAACCAAGTCTGAGGCCCTACCCAGGTCGATCGCTCCAGCTTCTGCCAAGTGTAATATAGGCCCAATGCCATCCATCATCTGTTGCGTATCCCAACCAGCAAGGGCCATATATTTAAGTCCTTCTGCTGCCTCTGTAGCACTAAAAGACGTAGTAGCTCCCCACTCTCGCGCTGTTGATTCAAGAAGTTTCATATCCTTGGCCGATGCACCGCTTATCGCACCAACCTCTGACATTGCTGCTTCAAAAGTTGCGGCGGTTTTAACAGCAAAACCTAAACCAGCCCCAATCGCTAAACCTCCAGCCATTGCAACTTTACCCACTTTACGCATTGACTCGAACGCTTTATCATTATCTTTAACGAAGCTTTGCACACTTCTAGAAGCGTTGTTAAAATCACTGACAAATTTATCGGCGCCAGCTGCCTTTAGTTGTGCTGCAACCGAATAAGTATTCATATTATCCTCCTCTCGCATTTACCTCCGCTGCAATGTTTGCCATACGCTTGTGTTGAGGCTTAATCTCCTTTTTGATAACACCTTTCTCTATTTCTTTAACTTGCTTTTCGTAATCAAAGAAATCTTTGAAGCTTTTAAACACGGACTTGCCGTTTTCTTTTGCGCCAGTTGCTTGATGACCTAGCCAAGCCTGTAAGTGCATATCGTATTCTCTATCTACCTCCGACAACCTAAAAGCGTACATTCTAGCTTCGTATTCGAAGAGTGACATTACTTCTATCTCGTACAGGTCCTTAACTTTTAAATATCTGAAACAGTTAGTAATTATTTTTTTATAAGTTACTTCTGATTCTTCTTTTGTTCCTTTTTCATTTCTTTGAGCTGTTGTTTCAAAAAAGGCGCTTGTTCCATAGCTTTCTGGATGTCACTAAGTAACTTAGTTTCTTTACCACTTTCGTAAGTCTCTTCTAAGAAAGACTCAATATCATCATTCGATGGATAACTATTCAAGTAACTTAAACCAGCCTTGATGACCTTATTAAGTGCGTCTGGATGTTTCATGTTCAAATAGATGTTAGCTTGCTGTAACCCCATAGAAAATTCCATTCCTTCAATCTTCTGTACGTATGCTTTGTCTAACTCTCTCAAAAACTTGAGTCCGAATTTCAGTTCGTATTCTTTATCTGCAATAGTTAATTTCAATTTTCATTCTCCTTTTATATAAAAAAATAGAGCGGGATTTCTCCCACTCTTAACCCTCGACTCCGCCGCCACCTTCGTCATCTGTTGCTGTTGTATCTGTAAAGGCATACTGTATAGCGTCTTGTTGCCCCTCTGTAATAGTGGCCATACCAAACTGCGGCTCTAATTCAACGATGAAATTAGACGAAATTTCTGCTTCATCTTCTGCACTTGCCGAACCTTCCCAAGAGTCTAAAAAACCTTGAGCATAGATTGCCGGATATTTGCCGTCTTCTTCTAAGTCTTCATCAACCGATACTTCCCAAATTTCTAGTTTTGTGCCGGAAATAGCTGCTGCTCGCAAAAATGCAGATACAGGATCTCTTTTAGCTTGAATAGCTTCAATACCTACCTCTGACTCCAACTCACCAACTTTTATGATTGTTCCATCCTTAGTGGTGATTCGATCTAGTTCACGACTAAATGAAAATGTGTGCTCCGTTTGAAACACTAATTTTGTCGCGTCCTCTGTCGCTTGCTTAGATAACTCTCTGAATAATAGAATCTTGTTTTTACCGTCAATCATCTGTAAAATTGGCTCATCTGCCATATTAAAAACCTCCTAATTTTTTCATAACTAAAAACTCGACTTCTATGAATCCACGTAAATAAGTGGTAGAAGTCGAGTCGTCTTTACCTATAAATGATGTTATAGGACTGTTTAATTTAACTGTGTAATCTTTTGTATTGTTAAACAATCTCAAATACTGTTTTACTTCCTCGAACATTTCTGTCAGTTCTTTTCGGTTCTTTAGTGTGTGGTATATGTCGATACGTTGCGTTACGCTACTTCTTAACAATCCTTTGATTCGTTGATCGTCATTGTCAAATGTATCTCCTAGATGCACGAATGGATAACTCACGTCTTTAGCCGGCAAATAGTCGTACACGTTATATCCAGCACTTTCTAAATAATCCCACACAGTATCGAGCACTTGTTTACTTGGTGACACTTTAAATCACCTCATCAATCTTCGCATGTCTTTTATGAATATATTTTCTTGTGCAGCGTGGCTCGGCTTGACGAAAGGTTGACTACTCATAAAACGAGTTCCCAGCTCCAAATACGGAGCGTAATGAGTTCCTGGCTTAACTTCCGCCGTCAATCCACCCTCTTTGATTTCTAAACCAATTGAACGCTTTGTTTCTCCAGTCTGATAACCCTTTGTGAACGATGCGTTTCTTTTCATTCTTCTTTCTAACTCAGACCCATTCAACCTAACCGTGTTTTTTACATCATCAAGCGTGGCGTTTTTTTTAAGTTGTCTAATTAATGCGTCTGCGCCTGTTATTTTAACCAACGTCATCACGCTCCAAATAAAAAACACCTTTCCTAACATCGGATTGCCTTACTAATTTATAAGGGTTATTGTCAATCTCGATATAGTTAAAGTGCTTAGTGTATGGTCTTTGTGTTCGTGCAACAGTCATAATGGTATCTATCTCACCAAACAACTGTTTAGATTGTTCAGCGCTTGTTTTATTGATGTTTGCTGGAACTGTATCTCTTTGCTTTTCACCTTCGACATAATCGCCAATTACAGGGTCATAGTAAGATTCACCATCAGTAACAAAAGTAATCCTCTTATTAAATCTCAAAAGAACATCACCTTGCCCTTCCGTGAACTACCATCATCTTTTTTGTAACTGTCGATAATGTCTTGGTACGGATCAAATTCATCTTTCAAGTCATAAAAGTCAACTCTATGACCTTCGACCAATTCTGACTTCAAACCTTCCGAACCCAGTCTGTTATAACGCCTGACTGTGATTTCAAAGATG